AAATGCTAAAAAAGGCGCAGATAAGGCCAAAAAACAAGCAGAAGCCAAGAATCGCAAGGTAAAAACCTTAAAAGAGTCGGCTAAGAAGGTAGAAAAAGCCCTGCAAGGGGACAAAACACGGGTTATCGACCAAGGTGACCTCGAAAATCTACCTCCAGCCGTAGCCGACCTCATCGACGACACCCCTGTGGTGTTCAAACCTAACCCCGGTCCACAAGAGGAGTTCCTAAGTGCGCCAGAACAAGACGTTTTATATGGAGGAGCCGCTGGAGGGGGTAAGTCTTTTGCTTTGCTGGCTGACCCTCTGCGGTACTGTCACAACCCTAATCACCGTGGGCTTCTTCTTAGGCGTACTCTGGACGAACTCACCGAACTTATAGACAAGTCTCGGCAGCTCTACCCCAAGGCCTTTCCCGGAGCCACGTTCCGAGAGTCGAAGTCTACGTGGCATTTCCCCTCTGGGGCCACCATGTGGTTCACGTACCTCGACAGGGACAAGGATGTGACCCGTTTTCAAGGTCAGGCCTTCAACTGGATAGGCATCGACGAGATAACCCAATACCCTACCAGCTACGTCTGGGACTATCTCCGTTCGCGTCTTCGTTCGACAGACCCCGAACTCCAACAGAACCTGTCGATGCGCTGCACAGCAAACCCCGGCGGTGTCGGAGGTTGGTGGGTCAAGAAGATGTACATCGACCGCCACGAACCCAACAGGAGGTTCGGAGCAGACGACCCCGAAACAGGAAAGATGTTCGTGTGGCCCGAAGGCCACGAAAAAGCAGGTCAGCCGTTGTTCTTTCGCAAGTTCGTTCCGGCGCGGTTGACTGACAACCCCTACCTCATGGCAGACGGTCAATATGAGGCCATGCTGAGGTCGCTCCCGGAAGTAGAGCGAAAGAGACTTCTGGATGGGGATTGGGATGTAGCAGAGGGAGCGGCTTTCCCAGAATTTTCACGAGTGAGGCACATTGTCGAACCTTTCGACTTACCTACCAACTGGCCCCGTATACGAGCAGCCGACTATGGCTACTCTAGTCCTTCGTGTGTCCTATGGGGTGCTATCGATTGGGATAATAATATCTGGGTATATCGAGAGCTTTATGTAAAACACTTGACAGCCGAACAATTAGCTGATAAAATATTAGAATGTGAGGAACTAGACCCAACTCCACATTACACAGTTCTAGACGCCTCATGTTGGAATAAGACAGGCTTCGGCCCTTCTATCGCAGAAACGATGATGAGGGCTGGTGTACGGTGGTTACCGTCAGACCGCAACCGTCTTCAAGGAAAAATGGAAATACACAGGCGGCTTGCAGACGACCCCTACACAAAAGAACCACGCCTCCGTATCTTTTCCAACTGCAAACATATTTCTGCTCAACTATCCGGCATCCCCCTGTCCAAAACGAACAGTGAGGATGTCGATACGAAAGCAGAGGACCACGCTTACGACGCACTGCGTTACATGGTGATGACGCGAACCAGCGGTTACACCTCGATTCATAAAACCTTGCAAGGCATTAAGGAACAGACGTTCCAAGCCTTCGATAACACGTTTGGTTACTGATGGCTACACAAAGCAATTTACAAAGTGGCGCAAAGTTCACAACTCTTCCTGAACTTATGGACGTTCAGACGTCTACATTACGGGACGTTATCAAAGCATATGAGAAGGCGAGTGGTTCTAAAGGCTGGTCTTCTACGTTTACAGGTAAAGGTAAAGTTGCCGAAATATTCAAGCCTTATCTTGATGAACCAGCCATTAATTTTATAGATAGCTTTTCTGATGATGACACTAATCCTCTCATTAAAGCATTTGATACCACAGATAAAGTAGGTTCGCGGCGAACTATACACTCTAAGTTCAGAGCTATTGAATTTACTTTACAAGACCAGCTCAAGCGTCAAGGTTCGTTAGTGCAGTTATTTCCTCAGGGAATGCCTCTAGCCTCCGACCGTGTTATAAATCCGGACAAGCCTCTTCCTAAATCTGCAAGATACACTTTTAATCCGGGAAAACTTGGAGAGTTTCAAGTTGCTTTAGAAAACTACGCAAAAGCAAATCCTCAAGACATAGGCGTCGTAAATGCACTCTTTGCTCAGATGCACTTAGGTTTGAGACCCGGAGAAATAGCTAACGCACCTGCCTCCGCTCTTCGTCCTCCCGAAAAGTTAAGTAAATCTTGGGGTTTCTATTTAGACACAGATACGCCGGGTGTCAAAATGGATAATAATTTAAACATCGCTATAGGTCCTCGTACATATCATTATATGCAACAAGGATTAAATGCAGGTGGTCAAAATCTTTTTGTAAATCCAGATGGCTCTCCTATAACTACTGGAGATATGACTCGTGTTGTTAAACAGATTAAAGTTCCCGGAATTATGGAAGATATGGAAAATGGAGTAAAGCTTGACGCATTACAGGAAGCTTATGATTTAAGAAGAATGCACGCGACAACCGCATACACGTTGTTTCCCGGTCAAGGTGATAAGGTAGCAGCATCACGAGGTAGAGCTGTTGGTGCAGTTCTCAAAGGTGCAGGTGCAGAAAAAGACTACATAGCTTTAGCTCCGGGATTCTACGCTGAAGCATCGACAGATGTTCCGTTTGCCATGGATGCGTGGCTTTTTCAAGAAGCACGAGCTTTAGAATTAGGAGCAGATATTCCAGAAGGTCAGAGGCTGTCCTACGATACAGATTTTATATCTGGTAATGTTATTTTTGAAGATGAAAACTCTCCTGTAAAAATAGGAAACCTAAATGCTAAATATGTAGAACCATCTAAAAAAATTAAGATTGAAGCTGTGACTCCAAAAAAACCAGTTTCTTCAGAAGAGATAGACATAGGGTTCGAAACTGCATCTGAAAAAGGCGTTATGGCAAGTCCAGAACTTCAAGACACGTTAAAGCGAAATAATTTAGATTTAGAAAAGGTTATTGCTTCTATAAAAGGTGTAGGAAAGACAACTTTGAAGGCTGTCCCTCTTGCAGGAGCAGGTTTGGCTTATCAAGGCTACAGGGAAGCTGGTGCGTCTGTGCCGGAAGCTATTCTCGGTGCTGCTCTCGAAGAAACTCCTTTAGGTCTGGGTGTTATGGCAGAGGACGTAGGCTTTGTATCTCCTGCTGGAGAAACAGAAGCAGAAATGCGCGAACTAGAAGTGGCTCAAGACCCTGAACGTATGGCAGGTCCCTACGCAGGCCAAGACTTCATTCCTGCTCAAGAAGGACCCGTAGATGAAAGTCTCGATGTAATCAAACGAGACGTAGAAATGGGAACGGTGGATGCGGTTCCGGAAGCCCCCATCCCTAGCCCTCAAGAAAACCAAGGCTTCCTAAACCCAACCCTATAATCCTCAGGAGAAAACCATGCCGATGAACAATTACAATTACGGCGCAGCTTACATCATGGGTTCGGACAAGACTTCGGTCGACGCGAACATGGGTGAAAGCAAGCTGTATCGGGAAGGCCTAGAGTTCGACACTCGCGCCAAGACCGATGTTCTGACGGAAGACATGCCAAAGAAGATGAGCAAAAAGGCAGTCGACCCGTCCGTAATGAAAATGGCTGAAGAACGCGATTACTAATCATGGCAACAGAAGATAACTTCCTCCAACCGGAAGACGACACACAGATTGGCGTCACGAACCCTGACGAGTTTATGCCCGGCCTAGCCGGATATGTCAAGTCTAAGTTCGAGGATGCGGAAAACGGACGCTACGCCCACGAACAGCGGTGGCTTCAAGCCTATAAAAACTTTCGTGGCATTTATGACTCAACGACCCAATATCGGGATTCGGAGCGGTCTAAGGTGTTTGTTCGCATAACCAAAACGAAGGTTCTTGCAGCCTTCGGTCAGATTATCGACATCTTGTTCACGAACAAAAAGTTTCCCCTCGTTGTCGAGTCTACCCCGGTTCCGGAAGGTATCGCTGAATTTGCCCACATGGAGACGCCTCTCGACCAAATGACCCAGCAAGACCCCTACGGCTTTGCAGGAGACGGTAGAGAGCTTCGCCCCGGTGCTATGCAGGCAGAACAGCCTAAAGCCTTTCTAGGAGGCTTACAGGGCGAATACGGGCAACTTCCGCTTGTAGAGGGTAAAGCCAAGCTCGGCGAACCTCAGATTAGTCCTGCTGAAGAAGCTGCTCGTCGGATGGAGAAAACTATCCACGACCAGTTGTTAGACACCAACGCAGTTAATGTTCTTCGCAAATCAATATTTGAAGCTTCGCTTTTCGGAACGGGTATCGTCAAGGGACCGTTCAATTTTAATAAACGGGTACATAAGTGGGAACGAGATGATAATGGGCAGCGTGAGTATAGCCCATACGAACGTGTAGTTCCTCGCATCGAAATGGTATCCCTCTGGGACTTTCACCCCGACCCTTCCGCTACTTCTATCGAAGACTGCGAGTATGTTATCGAACGTCACAGGTTCAATCGCCAACAGCTTCGCAGCCTCATCAAGCGTCCTCACTTCATCTCTTCGGCTATCGAAGAGTGCCTCGCCAAAGGTCCGAACTATGAGGATAAGTATTATGAGGATACCATTCGGGAAGACGAGACTGAGGCATACTACCAAGAGAACCGCTATGAGGTCTTAGAATATTGGGGCGTTATCGACTCAAAGTTCGCTCAGGAAGCAGGTCTAGAAGGTGCGAATGAAATGTCTGAGTTCGACGAGGTTCAGGTTAATATCTGGGTCTGTGGAAACATGGTCATTCGCTGCGTTCTCAACCCTTTCACTCCTGCCCGTATCCCATACCAAGTGTTCCCTTACGAAGTAAACCCCTATCAAATCTGGGGTGTTGGCGTAGCAGAAAACATGGAAGATGCCCAGAAGTTGATGAACGGTCACGTTCGCATGGCTATCGACAACCTCGCCCTTGCTGGTAACCTCGTGTTCGATGTCGACGAAGCAAGTCTCGTACCGGGTCAAAACATGGATATCTTTCCCGGTAAGATTTTCAGACGGCAGTCTGGTGTTACCGGAACAGCAATCAACGGCTTGAAGTTTCCGAACACGGCAGGCGAAAATTTGCAGATGTATCAGATTAGCCGTCAGTTGGCTGATGAAGAGACTGGCATTCCGTCGATTATCCACGGACAGACAGGCGTCACCGGAACTGGGCGAACTGCTGCTGGCCTCTCGATGCTGATGGGTTCGGCAGGTCTTTCTATGAAGACTGTCATCAAGAACATCGATGATATGCTCCTGAAGCCTCTCGGCGAGTCTTACTTTCAGTGGAACATGCAGTTCAACGAGGAAGTTGAAGATATTGTCGGCGACCTAGAGATTAAACCACGGGGTGTTGCTGCCGTGATGCAGAAAGAGGTTCGCACACAGCGTCTTACTGCCCTGCTGCAAACCGTTGCGAACCCGATGTTGGCTCCGTTCATCAAGATACCGAACCTGATGCGCGAACTGGCTATCTCACAGGACATCGACCCGGACAGCCTTGTCAACGATACGAACGAAGCACAACTTTATGCACAGATGTTACAAGGGATGATGGCAAATGCACAACAAAGAGCAAGCGAAGAAGCTGGGGCCGCTGGTCAGCAACCCGGCGGCATGGAACAGTCTGGAGGAGTATCTCCAAGACCTGAAGGCACTGACCTTTCGGGGTCTGGTAACGGCACAATCGGAGTCGGAACTGCGCCAAATGCAGGGGAAAGCGGCTTTACTGGAAACCCTCCTGAAGCTTAAGGATAATCACGACTCTTACCTACGAGAGAAATAATGCTATGGCTGTAAAACTAACGCCCGAACAATACTCAAACCAGTTCATCGATTTTTACAATCAATATTTAGGCTTGCCTAAGATGGACACTATCTTTACGACTCCCGAACCGGAGCCGGAAGATGAGGGGTTAGCTCCATCTCAGCAGATTTTAGAAGAGAGGGGTGTAGAAACTCTATCTCCTTCTCAAGAGCAAAACATCGTTTCGGGCATGACCGTCTACTCCGGAACGAACTTTCAAGGTGTTTCCAACATAGGGCAGCTTCCTTCTGAAGTCTTCGACCCGTCCAAGAGTTTAACTGGAGACCGAGTTCCTCTACTCGATGCAGGGGCAGAGGTTGTGGCTGGGTATTTTTCAACGGATATTGAGATGCCGACTATGGGTGAGGCTGCAAAAACAGCCGGGGCAGCCGCGGTAACTGGTATCGCGGGAGCCGCAGGAAGCCTAGTTTTCGGACCTTTGATTGGCGGCGAACAAAGCACTAACGCTTTTGGAAAAACATCTTTCAGGCCTTCCGGAATTCCCGGCTTTGCCTTCGACATGGTTAAAAATCTACAATCTAAGGA